CGGGACTGTTCGGATTCAAATAAGAGAAGGGATAGAAGATGCCTCGAAAAAAGAGAACCTTAGCCACACCTCCACCGCCCTCGACGCCCGCCATTCGCAGGTCCGGGACTGTTAGAGCGAGCCTTGTTAGGGAGACCGGGAATGGGCGCGACGATGGACATATTTGGCTCAGCCGCCTGAATAAGACCGCCCGTCTCCGCGAAGAAATGCAAAACGGCGCGAAGGACTGGCTCCGATATTACAAGTGGTTCGAAGGCGAGCAATGGATGGAGCGCGGGATGGAAGGCCACGGCCTCGCGAGCGATAACGCGCGCAACACCGCGACGGTTAACATCAGCGGCTCGATCGCGCTCAGCTACTGTCCATTCCTGATCAATAACGAGATCGCTTTCAAGCTGAAAGCCCGCAAGCCCGCTGATGCAGTAAGCGCTGAGATCCAGGAGTCTCTCCTCAATTACGAATGGGGTGAGCGCGGGATGACCGAAGAGGTCAAGAAGATTGTTCAGGATGTAGTTGTGATCGGGCACGGGATTGGAAAAACGGGATATTGTGTAGAAGTGGATGAGGCCCGGCGCAAAGGCGACGGCGAGATTGAGTACCGCGACTACATCCGCAAGGATGCCGCCTATATCGAGCGTGTCGATCCGCTCAATTTCTTCTTCGACCTCTCGGCCAAGGACGGCTCCCTCAAAACCGCCCGCTGGTGCGCCGAGCGTTTCCATGTCGCCTACGAAGACGTGATGGCGAACGACAAATACGATCAGGAAGTCTTGGAACTGATCTCTGCCGGAACTTACGCCCTTGAAACCCGCGTCGGATTCGAGGGCGTTGCCGGCAACGATCCGTTCTGGGGGCAGAAGCTAACTACCGCGGTTCCCGAGGACAGTCTCGTAGCGCTCTACGACGTGTGGGACAAGAAGTTTCGCAAGCATTACGTCTACGCCGAAAACGTCCCTTGGCCTCTGCTCGAAGAGTCATGGCCTTATGACTACCTTGACGGCTTTCCGTATGTGAAGATCGACTTCATTCCCGTACCCAACAAACCTTATGGAATGGGCGTCCTGCGCCAGGCCGAAGATCAGCAAATGCAGATCAATCGCATCCGCACGGCTCAATTCCTTCACATCCGATCGCATAATCGGAAGTTCATCGCGATCAACGGCGCTGTGGCCCCGGAACAGATCACGGACTTTACAGACCTGCCCGACGGCGCGGTCATCGCAGCGGACAGACCGGACGCCATCGCGCCTATCCCGGACGCTCCGATGTCCCAGGATTTCCAACTGATCGAAGCCAGGATCGCCTCCGATATTGAGCAGTTGACCGGGGCCGATGCTTTACTCCAGGGCCGAGCGCTACCATCGCGTACCACCGCAGGCGAGGTCTCCGCCCGCGTAAACATTCTTCGACTCAAGGCAGACGACCGAGTAGCCGCCGTTGAACGGGGCGTTACCGACTTGGCCACTCAGGTCCTCCATCACCTCAAGGCGAACCGCACGATCCCGGCCGTAATTGAGATCGTCGGCGCTCAGGGGGCTTATTGGAAGGAATACACCTCGGACGAGATCCAGGCCGACGTTGACGTTTCGGTCGAATACTTCGCCGCTCCCAAGTTCGACCCGGCGCTCGACCGCCAGCAGCGCCTTCAGATTCTCCAGCTCGGTGTTCAGGCCCTCCCCGCGATGCAGCAAGCCGGCGCGGCCGACGCGATCGACGTCCCGGCGTTGTTTGGGTGGGTACTCGATTCATTCGACATTAAGGATGCTGGAAGGTTCTTCAAGCCAGCTCTAGCACCTCGGCCGCCTTTGGAGGAACAGCCACCGAGCGCGGGGGCAGGGCTTCCGCCGTCGCTCGCGGGCCAATCCGCCCCAGCCCCGCTTCCACAGCAGCCAACTAACGGCGGCGAGCCAAGCGAAGGATTTTCGATGGAAGATTTGATGCAATCCCTCAGGGGCCAAGTTCAGCAAGGAGTGCCACAGTAAGGAAGGAGGAAAGCTGCCATGCCAATTTATGAATACCTTTGTCCTACCTGCGGCCTGATTGAGCAGTTACTACCCATGAGCGCGTCGGATCAGGCGACTTACATTTGCCGGTGCGGCGCGATGGCCGATCGCGTCGTTTCGCTCGCTGCCATGAGGCCCGACTCCGCCTGGCACTTCGGCGAATTCGTCCCGGGTCATGGCCATCTCAACTCTGCCTCGAAGATCGCCCGCGCCAAGAAGGCCAGGGGGATTGTCGAACTGAGCGGCCGTAATGACATTGAGTCAATGAAGAAAATGGCCGCTTCCGCGCGCCAGGGCTGGGATGAGCAATTGTCCAGGCAAACTCGCCGCCATTTCGAAGAAACGATAGCCAACTCGGGCGTAGTCGACAGTTTCGGCGAGCTGACGTCCGACGCCATCCGACAGTTATCGTCCGAGCCGATCACCTCAGCCAACGACGAGCGACTGGCATAAACTGGATCAAGCGATCCGATCGTGTCGTTCTGACTCGACCGGCTTGACTTTGCAAAGTACTTTTTGATACAAATCAACTCTCAGCTGAAGGGGTAAACCTCTATGCCAAATACTTTTACAGCCCCTGTCGAAGGGACGAATGTCCGACAGGGCGTCAATTACACCAAAGGCCCCGGCGGCAATCTCGCTGTCCAGCCGACCGCGCAAGCGTCCTCAGCCATAATGAACCCAGCGCAACCAGCACAAACCGCAGAGGGAGCGCCCGCGGCTCCCGAGGCACCGGCCAAGCCGCTCACGCCGATCGAGCAATTCCACCCCGCGCTCGACCCTTCAAAGGTCGACATGGTGTGGGATGAGAAGACCGGTAGGGTGAAGATCGCTCCGAAGTTTGTCGAGGAAACTCCAGTTGAGGAATCGCCCGCAGAAGGCGAACTGCCCGACCTGGGTACTCAACACCAGTCGATCCCGGGCGGGAGTGAGGCCACGCAGACGTCTCCTTCGAACGAGGTCGCCGAACTCAAGGGACAACTCGCCCAGATGACACAGCTCGTCACGGCGATGGCTCAAGCTCAGCTCGGTGGCAAACCTCTGGGCGAAGTTCTGGGCGTCGCGCAGCCGGCCCAGCCCGCAGAGCCCGACTACTCGCAGGTCGACCTTTACGACCCGTCGCAGCTTGCCAAATTCATCCAACAGAATGTCGGGGCCGCAATGCAGAGCGTGATGGCGCCTCATCAGCAAACGATTGAGAGCGCCCGTCGCAGGCAGGAATACGACACCGTCGCGGCGAGGTATGGCGGCGAGCCGAACTTTAACAATAAGGCAGTCGCGGCGATTCAGCTTGTCCAGGAAAATCCCACTCTGACAATCGATCAGGCCTACGCGACAGTCTCCAAGATCCAACAGTCACTCACGCCGCCGGCATCCGCGCCGGCCGCACAAACGGCGCAACCAAGCGCCAACTCAGCCACACGAACGACCCTGACGGCCGAACAGGCCCAACAGAAGGCGGAACAAGCCAAACGCCTTCCCGGTCAGGGCAGCGGAGTGCGAGGCGCAGGCCCATCACCGATGCCGGCCCACATCAAAGGGCTCGGCCAGATGATCGCCTGGAACTTGCAACAGGCTTCGCTTGGAAATTAAGCGGGGCTGGGAGAAGTAACAATGTTAGACACCTCATTCAACCGGGTGATCGCGACCTCCCTCAAGGGGTATAGCAAAGTGATCACCGACAACATCACCTCGAAGCAGGTCGTCCTGTGGAAGCTCGGCCAGCTCGGCGGGATCGAGACTCGCCCCGGCTCGACATCCATCGTGGAGCCGGTCATCCTCGACACCAATCCCACGGTGAAAAGTTACAGCGGTTATGACCCTCTGGACACCTCGGTTTCGGCGGGCATCACGGCCGCGGAGTACGCCTGGAAGCAGATCGCCGGCACCACCGGCCTCAGCGGCATCGAGAAATTCAAAAACTCCGGCCAGGCCACCCAGGTCATCAATCTCTGGGACGCGGTCGGTAAACAGCTCGCCCTCTCGATGCGCAAGGTCGTCAATACCCAACTGTTTGGCGACGGCACCGGCAACGGCGGCAAGGACATCACGGGTCTGCTCGCGGCGGTCGAGAACGGCGACGCCTGGTCGACCTACGGCGAAATTGACTCGAACGCCAATACGAACTGGCGCAACCAGTTCATCGACACCGGCAACGTCACTGCCGGAGACGCCGCGGCTATCGCCCTGTTCCGCGCGGGAATGACCAGCCTTGTCAACGCCTGCCTCGGTGGCGGGGATCGCCCGCACCTGATCGTGACGACCCAGACAATGCACGAATTCTGGGAGAACAAGATTCTCCAGCCGAACGAGCATTACGAGCGCGTGTCGGCGGACGAGGACATGGCGCGGAGCGGATTTACGAACTTCATTTTCAAAGGCGTACCCGTCGTTTGGGATGAGGACATGCAGCCGAACACCACCGGGGATGATAACCAGGGGATGGTTGCGCTCAACCTCGACTACATGAAGTTCGTGATGGGCGAGGGATATGAGTTCAGCTTCACTGATCCGATTCGCCCCGACAACCAGGACGCGGAAACCGTGCAGTGCCTATTCTACGGCAACCTCGTTCTGAGCAATCGTCGCCGCCAGGGTCGCAACGACATCCACGGGGCCTAAGACTTGAAGGCTGGGAGGCTCCCTCAGGGCCTCCCTCAACAGCGGCCTCTCAGGTCGCAGGAGAAACAACATGTCAGATATTCGGTTAGGAGTCCTGGTTTCCCAGGTCGACGCCTCTACCGCGCAACAGTTCCCGGTCGGGACCGAGTTGGACGATCCGCGCGGCGGCATTTTCGCCGGCAATCGGATCAAATACATCCGGGCCAACGGTTCCATCGCCACGAATGACGCCGTTCACACCGATGTGTCCTACGCCACCGCGGCGGAGAGACACGCGACAGTGGTCTCCACCTCTGCCGTCTCGCAGATGGTCGAAGGGGTGAATGATCTGAACGCGGGAATGACTTCCGGTCAGTTCGGATGGATCACGGTAAAAGGGCGGGCCACTTGTAAGACGACCGGTATTACTGCCGCGACCAACGCCAAGCTGGGTACGACCGGCACCGGCGGGACCCTGGGCGCGCTCACCGCCGCCACGCCGTCGAACGCCGAAGTGATCGCGGCTATTGCCGCCGCGGCCGGCAAAGGCGTGAAGGCGCTCTCAGACACGAACACGCCCGCGACCGGGTTGTCTTACGTGCTTCTGAGTTAGTTGGGAAGTAACTCCGGCCCTTTCCCAAAGCGAGAGGGCCGGAATACCACATATCGAGGAGAAAAATATGTCGAAACTTTTCACTCCCAAGGCCCCCGCCAAGCAGGGCCAGGTTCGGACGTCCGTGCAGCCGATCCAGCACGCCTCGCCACGCCGGCCTCAGAATCAAGGTGGGCAGCTCGTAGGGGGTTATCCCGCCAATTTCGGTGTTGGTAAAGGCGCAGGGGCCGGCAAGGTCTCTCGGTCTTCGAAACCGAAACGCGCTAAGCATTATTAAGGAGTTGCGAGATGAGTTTTACGACCAAAGGTCAAAAAAAAGCCGTGGCCACATTCGATCCGACCTCGGGCCTGAACGCTGAGGACGTTGCTGCAATCGCCCAGACGAAGGAACTAGCAGAGGCCGAAGCGCGTATCGCCGCCGAGGCCGTGACCGAAAGCAAGCGACAGTACATTCTGCAAGAGATCAAGGTGGACCAGTTCACCACGCTTCGGCGCAGGGTTGAGCTGACTCCCTCGATGTGTCGCGCGAAAGGCTGCGGCTTCGACGCCTCGAAAGAGGTTGGCTACCCGGCGGGGTGGAAGACGGTCCCGCATGACCAGCTTCTACCAAACGGTAAGTCTTTGGGCGAGGCGATTATCAGCGTGTTGCAGCGACATCGGGACACCACTCATGGGATCGAGGAAAGCCACATCATGAATGAGGACGAGGTCAACCGTCAGAAACAGTGGGCCGGCGTTCCAGGACAGTTTTTAACTAACCAAGCCCACACCTAAGGGAGGTGATCCTTGGCCACCGTCAACAGCATCGCCCTCAGCCTGATCCAGGAAATGGAGGAATCCACGGACGACGCGGGATTTGTCGCCAAGATCGAGGCTCGCGTGAACGAGGCGCTGGATGAGATCGCCGTGGCGACCAACTGGAACGTCTTTCACACCAGGACGACGATTCCGACCGTGATCGCTCAGGCCCAGTACAACCTCCCGGCAGGCGCGAGGGAGATCATTCAGCTGCGATACCTCGACACGGGCGAGCCGATCCCACTGATGACGATTCAGGAAGCAGCGCGCAGAGGGATCAAGCTGGAGGATTCGGGTCGGGCGAGGGCGTGGCTTGAGGATGGGAATGTGGTTAGCGGCTCGGACGTTCTGTATAGAATCCGTCTCGCACCGGTCCCGGACGCCGTCGTTAACGTTGAATGTGAGTATTACTACCACCCCTCCGACGTCGCCTCCGCCTCAGTTATGCCGGTCCAGGATCAGCTGATTGTTCTCGTGAAGGACCGCGTTCGCGCCTACATGCTGGAGGGAGACCAAAAGTATGACGCCGCCGACCGAGCCCAACGCCGATACGAACAAAACCTTACTTTCCTCGTGAAGCGGGAAATGCGCAAGGTGGCTCAGAAGACGGTCTTGAAGCAGACCGATCTTGCGAACATTCAACGCCGGCGCGGGCCGATCCTGCCGCCGGATCACTATTCGAACAACTGGTAGGAGGTATGAGTTGGCCAGTTCGAACTTGGACGACATCGGAGTCCGAACCCTACAGGTCCAGGATTGGTCCTTGGGGATCAACACGGCCCAACCTCCGACCGAGATCGACGACCGCGAGGCCCAGGACATTCTCAACCTGGAATTCGACGACAACGGCAATCTCGCGACCCGCTGCGGTTTGACCCAATTAACCGGGACCACATTTCCTGGGCGTATTACTTCTCTTCATTATTTCACCGCCGAATCCGGCGAGGTCGGGATTCTGTTCACCTCGGCCAATAAGCTCTACATCATCGAGACCAACGGCTCCAGCCTGACCGAATTAACCGGGTCGCTCACGCTGCCGAACGACACCTTCTGGCAGTGGGTGACGTTCGGAGGAGTCGCGATCGGGGTTAACAAGGCGACGACCGGCAGCAACCCGGTGAAGGTGACCACCTCAAGCGTCGCGAGCGCGCTCGGTGGCACACCGCCGAAGGGGAAATATATCGAGGTCTGGAATAACCGGGTTTGGATTATTTCAGCGACCGAGCCGAATCAACTTTGGGGCTCGGCGCTCGGTGATCCCGAAGATTGGACGGTGGACGATGACGCCGGCGCGGTGACGATTGATATTGATGCGGATGATGGGGACCAGATAACTGGGTTATTCGCTACCCGCGAGGCCCTTTACGTCTTCAAGCGCAAACGGATCTTTAAGGTCATCCCGATCGACGCCAGCCAGGCCCCGACCTTGGCTTCGAACCTGAAGGTGGTCATTCATACCCAGAACATCGGGTGCGTGTCCCCCTATAGCATCCAGGCAGTGCTCGATGATGTAGTGTTTCTGTCAGAGCAAGGCCTCGCCTCTCTCTCCCTCGCGGCCACGACCGAGGATTTCAGGACCTCTCTCTACTCACGCAACGTCGTCGAGATCGCCCGGACACCCAAGGCGACCGAGGAGATCCCCTGCTACCTGTTCGACACCGCGGCCCAGTTCTGGCTTTCGATTCCGGGCTCGATTTCACTCAGCGGACAGCCGCAAGTTTACGTAATGGACTACCTGCGAATTGACCAGAAGGTCGTGAGGTGGACCCGATTCGACGGGCTCGCGGCCGGTACCGCTTTCACGTCATTCATCGGCGGCGACGGCAAGGTTTATGTGATCGGGGCGCAAAACGCGGACGGAGATCATCAGATTTACACATACGTTCCGAGAGATACGGCGGGACCGTTTAGCGATAACGGAGCGCCTTATACAAAGCTTCTAAAGACGAAATCCTTCACCGTCGACGCGCCGCTTCTCAGGAAGCATTTCCACAAGTGGGGATTCGGTTTCGGCTTGCTCTCAACCTTGGCCCAAGTG